GAAAGCACCTATGGTTTATTCATTAAAGGCTTGTAATGATATTAATGACAAGCATTTTAATATAGTGTCATGTGTTAGTGTTTTCGGATTTATATTTATTCCACACCATAATGTAGCCAATTATAAAAAATTATTTTTAGTGTGGGGGGATAAAAACCAAGAGGTGAAGGAAATACCAATGACAGCTAAAATTATTAATGTAGGAGATTTGGCTATAGTGGCATCAAATGTTCCATCTATTAGTGTAAAGGGTTTTAGGGAACCTATTAAAGGTGAAATAGTTACATTTTTTTGGCGAGATTACAAAAATCGTAGTCAATGCCAAACAACATCCACTATAGGAGATCGTTTTGTATATGGTGATGACAAATTTGCTATAGAAGTTGTGGAATATAAAGGTTCCACTGAAGATGGGTCTTGTGGTGGTGTTTATGTAGCTAATTCTGATGGTTACGTAGTAGGGTTTCATGGTTTAGGCCTTAGTGCCAACTATCCTAATCAGTTTTATCCGTTAATGGTTTAATAGAAGAAAAATTGAAAACTGCCAATAAAATAAATATCAAATATGATTTTGATTTAACTACACCATGTGTTTTTACTGATGAGGCTATAAAACATTATCGGAAAACAACACCTCAAACTAGTATGAGTAAAGAAAACTTGCGTGGTTTTATAAATAGAAAACAAAGAGATTTTTTGAAGGTAGATAATGATAAATTATGCCATTTTGGAAAAAAATGTACAAAAGGTGGTAAGTGCCCATTCAAGCATGAAGCAGAAAAATGGGTGCCAACATCTAAAAAACAAAATTTCCATTAAGGCGTGATGATTTTGATGCATCATTGCGCCGTTATCCTACTGACATCTATAAAATTGCCAACCCAAAGGTTAGGACCTTTGATTGTAATGGTTTGAATGGCATCGGCAATGTTTATAGACCTTATAACCCTAGGGAGCCAGAATATGAAGATGAAAATGTTAGGGCATATGTTAGTAGTTTGGGGGAAGTGTATGACAATTATGGTGTTGTACCTAGAAATACCACCATTTCGCGGAAAGCTTTGTTACGATATAACAAGGTTGTAGAAATGGATGGAAAAACTGAAAAATTTTATATAACAGCAGGTAGTTATTTAACGACTGAGTTTAGTTGTATGAATAATTCTGTTATATTAGATGCGGATACAGTAATTAGTAGATTGGATCATAGTAAAAGCCCTGGTTGGCCATGGACTTTGAAATATGTTAATAAACATGAGTACTGGAACTCTGAGGATGCAAGATTTTTTGATTTGTACTTCAATAGTTTATCCACAGAAAATCCAATTGAGAGTTTTGC